GCGAGGATTATTCCACCTCAAAGGCATCGCAAAGATACATATAGGCATAGGCTTCTTCGCCACTTAACTCCACGTCACATTCAGTAAGTATTTGTTTCATGACTTTGAGCGTGAGTTGATGGTCTACGCTTCCAAAGACTTGTTCTTCATCATAGAGTTCTTGCTTGTCTTTCGCAAAGGCTTTTAAGTCTTTGACATCCCATTTGGTACCGTTCTCAATTGTTTTTGGGTTGCCATTTTCATCGAGATTGCAGTGTTCAATTAGTAAATCTTTTTCTTGATCAGAGACTTCTTGAAGCCTCTCGCTCAACATTTTAACAAATCGAGAGCGGTGACGGCTCTGCTTACCTTTCAACTTCAAATTGTAAAGAAGCGATATGGAAGAGGCTAACATGCTGTTTTTAATTCGGACTTCCATGGTTTAATCCTCCCAATCGTCATCATCATCTTCTTCGACTTCAACGGGCGTCTTTTTAGGCTTTTTCTTCTTTGGGGTTTCTTCTTCCTCATCTTCACCCCAATCGTCGACTTCTTCCTCAACTTTAGCTTTAATCTTCTTGTAGTCAGTAATGCGGGCACGGATCGAGCCGTTATATTCTTCGTGGGCGACAACAGCAATGCATCGTTTACCTTCCAGCTTGTCGAGATCAATAACAACTCGACCATCGACTTTCATACCAAACATTGATAGGAAAGCCTTCAATTTCCAAAGGGCTTTTTCGGTTAAGACAAAGTTGTCGTACAGCGTCGCTCCAGTGCTTTCGCCTTTAACAACCTTAAATCTTGCGGCCAACATTGGGTTGCCTGTGCTGGCCTCTTTTTCTTCGATCTCGACAAGTTCAACTACGTGCTCGCCTTCCTCGGCGCGAATGTAGTCCTCAACGTTGGAAAAATCAACCTTGAATTTTCTACCCATTACTTGCTCTTTCTCCCTTCTTTAATGGCTTTCATGACCTTTTTATAGGTCGGGTTAACAATCATGTTAGGCAATTTGATTTCTGGCGGTTTTTGGGTTTTCACCCAGTAGTAGGGGTTGGGACCCAAGTGCGCTACGTGAATAGATTCTGAGCGGGTCGTCCCATCAGGCATATCCACTTCGCGTTGTAAAACTGCTGTATGAATACCATAGTTGGCCATACTCTCCAGATATGTTCTTGCCCCTTTCGATACCGACGGGCGAACATCTGGCATAATTTCATCTTCATAACCTTCGATCGTATCCATCGCTTCATGACACGTAAGAACAACGATTTTCATTTTTGCTAAAATTGACGCGGACTTGATAAGTTCTTCGGTGTCGGTTTTCAAATCGCCCCACATTTGTTGAGTCATACGTTTTGACTTCTTAACAACATTCTTATCCACCCACTCATTAACCACTAGCGAGAATGTATCCACGGCTACGGTCTTATAGGTCGTGTCAAGCCGTGCTTCTTCTAGTGCTTCCTTCAACTCTGCTGGTGTTTGAAGGCGGAGGGCTTTTATCCCCTCCACCCCTTGAATCGTATTCGATCCATCATCACCAATTTGAAGGTATAAGAGTGGTTTTGGGAATGTGGACAAGAAGTGCGTTTTACCCGAACCAGACTTTCCATAAATAACCCATAAGTTGCTTTGGCCCAGTTCAGATATGTCTACAGCTTTGTCTAAGATTCCCATGACGCCCTCCTAATCTTCTTTTTCGTCAAGTCCCAATGCTTCCGCTAAGGCTTGAGCAGCATGACCAACCATTTCTTCTTGCAAATCATTGAGCGTCGTTACGGAGTGGTGAATCATGTTGAGATTCGTTGATCCCACGATAAATTTTTTAACTTGGGTGTGTTCCCCGCAATCCTTGAAGACAACCCCAATAACAAAATCGCCTTCAAAAACTTTGTCTCCATCATCATCCGTCTTGGCGGAAACCGTTACACGAACGACATTGTCAGAATCTTTCCCGTTGAGGATATGGGGGTCTAAATTTTTGGCATCTACAGATGCCGCTTTCAACAAAGATTCAAGTTTGTTACGTTCCATCAATATCACCTTTCCCTTTGGGTATAATCAGTTTGTTTGACGTACTCGACGTCAGCCCCAGTGAACTGGGCATAACACAATGGTCGGAAACTACACCAACTACAATCACGACTGATTCGCTTGACCTTATTGGCATTTCCCCTCAACAGGATCTCTTTCACAGTGTACTTGAAGTCCTCCCAAACCATATCCACCATTTCAGGAATGACGTCAATTTCGTGTCTAAAGAAGAAGTTGGGTATGTTCGCTTCGTACCTTGACGCCTTCGCCAAAATTTCAGGATTATCAATCCCCATTTCTTTGCAAGCTCTAAGCCAACTGTAAGGAGTGATTTTGGAGCTTTTAGCTTCGCTAAATCGCGCACTTTTCGCAAGCCACATAGGTCTTTCTGCGGGTACACTCCTTATGTAGTCCCAACGAATCTTGCGGGGTTTAATACCGCGCTCAAGCTCCAGAGCTTTCGCATAAAGCATACTTTGTTGATTCATCGCTAAGATTGATAGGTCTGGTTTGACTTTGAAGGTCTTGTGTTCCCCAATAGACCCGTCAGCATAAATTTCATCGATGATTCCGTGGAAGTAAACGGTATTGCCTTTGTACCGAGCAATCGGG